AAGAAGTGGTGGTTCTCCTAATCTTGATTGTGCTGACTTAAGTGTCACGAGTGGTGGTATCTCTGCTTGGTATTCATCGCCAACACGAGGACCAGGTGTTTGTTTTTTTTCAAACCTGTCTTCTATGACTTCCCAATCATAATCTGTTATATCATATTTATATCCCTCGTGCTTTGCCCAATATTTTCCTTTATATTTTCCCAAATATGTCATTGTATATGGATGCTTACTCCCATCATCATGAGGCCAATGTACAGTAATAAGGTCGTCTTTTTTCGGCGCCCCACCTTCTTGTATAGTTGCTAATCTTTTTCCTCTTTTCATAAGTTTCTTATATTGTTTGGATGTTAATTGTTTATCTGGAAATTGACCTTTATGCCAATCCAAATGAACTTGAGTATCCGGCGCTATTTGACTTTTTTTGACCATAGGGTGTGGGTCATATGGACTTAAAGCAGCAGTTAATATACTTGTTGCTAATAAAAAATCTCTTGCTGACGCTAATGGTCTCCCCTTAGACATATTACGCTTGCTTCGCTTCAATAAATTAATACCGTGTGAAGAAGCAATCATAGGTGTTTTCTTGGACATTATTTTACTCATTTCTTTTGATAATTCAATTTCTCGTCCTAACTTTTTGCTTTGTGTTCTGCTTTGACGAGATTTTTGTGATGCTTTTGATTTTATTGATTTTGATTTTACTTTTCGTGATTTTTGCGATGATTTTGATTTTCTGGAACTCATAATATATTAAAGTTAGATTTAATATATTACCAACCACTATTTTTTTTAACATTAATTCGGGGACCTTTTTTACTATTAAACGCGTTTGGGTCATATCCTTCTTCTTCATCATCGGATCCCAAATCTTTTGATAATTCCCAAAATTCTTTAGAACCTAATTTGAAATTATTGTGTGACGACGCCTTATACCAAAATATTTGGTCTTCTAATTTATTTGATTTTGCGTTATTAGATATAACTAAACATTCATAATTTTCAGTGCATTGGTCCATGACTTGACAGAAGGATTCGAATGTAGAAAACATACCCGCATAATTTTCATAAATACGCTTTCTATTTGTTAAATAAGGTTCGCGTAAAATAAATGTATAATCTATATTTGTTCTCAAATTAGGAGGAACACCAAGAGGATATTGCATAGTAATTACAAGCATAATTTTCCAATGCCTTCCATTCATGAACAGAAGACGCATTAATTTTTCACGAGCCCAACCATTATCATATAAACAATCATCTAAAATCACGAAAGCACGAGCATCTATATTGCTTTTACCATAAGCGTTAGTTTCTTTTTGCACCTGTTTTAAAACCATTTTTTGTCTTTTTAAAATATTTTCAATTATAGCAGAATTATATTCATCATGAATAAATAATTTTGGAACTAATGCTCCATAAAATCCATTGCCGGCTTCTGTGCCCGAAATAACAGTACCAATCGGTATATCTTGATGATAATATAGTAAATCTCTTACTAAAAAACTTTTTCCGGTATCTCTTCTACCAATTAATACGATAACAGGCCCCTGTGTTTCTCCTGGTTTAAATGATATATTTCGCATATCAAACTTTTTTAATTCCAAATTCATTATTATTATTATTATATTTGAAATTAAAATTGTGTTTTTAACATAAACTTTAGGTAAAAAACGAAATAAATAAATAATTATTCTAATTATATTAATGTTTGTAGTATCTTACAAAAAAAACAATAATACTAAACTTTTTGATAAATTAAAAAAAGATTGCGGTTTTGATAAAGTTCAAAATTACATACCCGTGTATAAAAAGTTTTTCTCATTGAATGAAAATACATACAACAGTGTTAATTTAAATCACAAATACAATATTAGCAATGTTAAAAAAATCATTGATGATAATAAATTTTCTATAGAATTGAAAGATACAGATAATAATTCATTGTCCAGAGAATCTTTTTTTAAATACAGCCCATTATTGGACCCAATTAAATATATGGTTGGGAAATATACAAATATTAGTGATGATATGAGAACAACACTTCCTAAATTAAACGATAATAATGTTTCAAAAAAAGTGATGGATTATAATAATTCTGCTTATGTAGATAGTTTTTTTTCATATTTGAGTAGTATTGCTTTACACGAACATAAATTTCCAAATGGATTAGATTTTTACGGCTCGTTTTTAGGTGTTAAAAAATCCCATTTTTTAAATATATGTGATGATTTGGAATATTTATATGATTCTAATTATTTTCATGAAAATATAGACAAATTATTTAAAACAGAAGATATAGATGAAGAAATGTTGTCGGATGCTTCAAGAACACATCGTAAGAAATTATCTTTGGGGAATGGCGAAAATATTAATTTAAATGTTAATGAATTAAATGATGAAATTTTCGGGGATGTATTTGAATTAACAGAAAAGAACTTGGAATTACATAATTCAAAAACTATTGAATTACAAATGGATATAAGCAATAATTCACAAAGTAGAAAAGAAACAGAATCAGCGTGTTCTTCGCGTTCATCAAATACTTCTGACGAGGAATGTTCGGATGAAGAAATGGATATCTCGGAAAATTCATTAGAAAGTTGTACAAATAGCGATATTTCGGAATATTCGTGTTCAAATGGAAGTAATGAATATGTTAAAGGAGAAATCTATAATTTTCCTGTTCAAATTATATGCTTAGAAAAGATGGATAATACTCTTGATTCATTATTAGACGACGAAGAAAATGAGTTATCTATAGATGAATGGAGATCTTGTTTAATTCAAGTAAGTATATCATTAATAGTATATGAAAAGATGTATAATTTTACCCATAACGATTTACATTCAAATAATATAATGTATAACAAAACGGATAAAAAATATTTGAATTATAAATATAAAAACAAATTATACCGGGTTCCTACATTTGGAAAAATTTATAAAATAATTGATTTTGGCAGAGCTATTTATGGACATAGTGGTAAAAAATTTATGAGTGATAGTTTTCATTCAAAAGGAGACGCTAGCACGCAATATAATACGGAGCCTTATTTTAATGAAAAAAAACCAAGATTAGAACCAAATTATAGTTTTGATTTATGTAGATTAGGTTGTTCTTTATTTGATTATTTTTTTGACGATATTGATGATGTTGAAGAAGAAGATGACCCAATTGCGTTAACCGTTGCCAGATGGTGTGAAGATGATAAAGGAAGAAATATATTATATAAAAAACACGGCGAGGAGAGATATCCAGATTTTAAATTATACAAAATGATCGCCAGAACAGTTCATAACCACACGCCTGAAAATGAATTTGATAGAAAGAAAGATAATATTTTTAATAAATTCTTAAGTTCAAGAAAGAAAATGGGAAAGAAAGCGAAAGTATTTAATGTAGATGATGTGCCCTCATACGTATAAAATTGAATTAATAATAAACATGTATAGTATATTATTAATGGACCAATTCTACACCAAAATGGAAGTAGCAGAACAATGTTGGAAAACTTTACAAAATAAAATAAATATCAATGAATTTAATTGGTTTATAGAACCATCGGCTGGAACAGGTAATTTTTATAAATTATTGCCCATAGATAAAAGACGAGGAATTGATTTAGATCCTAAATATCCAGGTATTATGCAAATGGATTATTTAACCTTGGATATGTCTGGTTTGTATCAAGATGGTGTAGATAAATATCTTGTAATAGGGAATCCACCTTTTGGGAAAATAAGTTCATTGGCTGTTAAATTCTTTAATAAATCGGCTGAATATGCTGAAGTAATAGCATTTATAGTTCCGAGAACGTTTAAAAGGGTGTCTGTTCAAAATAGATTAAACTTAGACTTTCATTTGATTTATAATGAAGATTTACCAATGAAGCCGCGTTGTTTTGAACCAAAGATGGGGGCAAAATGTTGCTTTCAAATTTGGAAAAAGAAAGATGTAAAAAGAGAGATTATAGAATACGCAAAAACACATAAAGATTTTGAATTTTTGAAGTATGGTCCTAAAGACGAAGATGGACAACCCACTCCACCAGAAGGTGCTGATTTTGCTTTAAAAGCATATGGTTCAAATTGTGGTAAAATAATTGTGGATGATTTGGATGCGTTAAGGCCTAAAAGTTGGCATTTTATAAAATCTAAAATTGATGTTATACTATTAAAAAAAAGATTCAACTTTATTGATTATAGTATGAGTAAAGATACAGTTAGACAAGATAGCTTAGGACAAAAAGAACTAATTTATTTATACAGTCAAAAATATTAATAATTTATTATTAATTAATATTTTTTATTTATCGGGGGAATCCGACGAGATTTGCGCCGATACCGAAGCCAGCCCCGCTACGTGCTGACACAGCCATACTAGGGACGTATGTA